ATAATCCTGTACCGCCCATCACGTAGCACAGCCGCGCGGGAATGTCAAGGGGTCTGCATTACGTATGATTTAAGGAAATGTACCGGGACACGAAAAAGCCCCTCGCGGTGGAGGGGCAATTTCAGGGTTAAATTATCTCGAAATCCATTTTTAGTTGTGCTGATATTTCGGCAACTTTTGACCAATCATTTTCTCGGAATGCATCCTCGATTTCGAGGTATAGCGAATCTTCTTCCTCGGTTGTGTTGATATTTGAGAGGTCGCGTGCTAAATTGTCGAGCTCATAGATTCCGTAGTGGCCGGTGAATTGGTCTGTGACTTTGATTTGCATTGCTTAACCTTCCTTGGATGCTACTAGGGCTTTGAGTTCTGCTATTGAGTTTCCGGCCCATCGGGAAATGAGGTTTCCGTTTTTGTCTTCTACTGAGAGGTAAAATGCGCCACGGTGGGCTTCATCTTGTGGTGTTGCCATGATTGCAAAGTTGTGGGTTTTGCCACTGGCCTCGATAACGGGGGATGCGATGTAGTGTGCATTTCGTGTCCAACGCATTTTATCTCTCCCTGTTTCCGTTTCTTTGACCTTACACTATTAGTGTAGCACAGAAAAATGGTTCCCGGGGAAGTGGGAACCATTTTTCTTGGATCATTTATTTGTGCCTGTCGCACCAAACGTTTCCGTAGTCGTTGGCTTCCTCGAATACGATGGTGGCGCATTCTACGCATTGTGTGCCGATCATGTGCGTGACCTTTTGACCGGCCACGGTGGGATTCGGTCTTCTGGGATTCCGGCGTCTATTAACATACGTCGCAGGAATGACGCATATTCCTCCATTCTGCGCCGGAATGCCATTTCGGTTTCCAGTTGGTTGTAGCTTTCCCTGTTGCGTTGCTTTTCGGCGCGCGCTCTACCCGATTTCCCTGCACGGTAGGCATCGATGATTTTGGGAATGATGGCGGGGCCTGTGAGCGCTACGATGAGCGCTGTGATTGCTGTGAGGATTTCTACGCTCATTTTGTGGGGTCCAGATAGGCCCAATCAATGCGCCGGTAGCGTTTGATGCAGTCACACACGGCCCACACCACGAGTACCAAGACAATCCAGATGGATGGGTTGTGTCTGGTGAATGCGTAGTAGATGGCGGCTGGCAACAGTGCAAAGAATCCAACTCCAACGATGATGAGTGCGATTCTCTCCCAGTGCCACCATCCTTTAATCGCGCTGATAGCACCGAGGCTACAGCCGATAGTGAGCATACTACCCACCACGCTTACCAATAGCGGCCCGATGGTGGTTTGAATGAACTGCGGATTAGCCGTCCCAGTGACAGCAATGATTCCTCCGATTGCGCCAACGCTGTATTGGAGGATTTGCGCGGCAGTAATCACCCACGGTTGCTTGATCCAATACAGGAATTTCATTTCCTATCCCCTGTGTTGGCTAGCGCTATGCCGTTGGTGACTCCGAGGATTGCGCCTCCGAGTGCTACCCATAGGCCAACCTCTGAGGCGTCCAATAGTCCTCGTGCGACTACTACGGGTGATGCGGCGGCTACGATTCCGTACAGGTATGCACGGATTTTTGCGGACGGAATGATTGTTCCGTTAGTGGCTTCATATCGGCCCATTGTTTCTAACTCCCCAGCTAGTTATCGTGCGAATATTTCGAGCATACCTTGTCGGGTTTTGGCTTTGTCAAAGTACACATTTTCTGCTTTAAACCCAGCACGCAGGACTTGCAATTGCTTGTCAGAATAGAATAACAGCTTTTTACCTTCCGACATTTTCTCGGGTAGTACGGTGTAGAGCATTTCCTGCTTTGGCCTGCTTTCCTGAATGTACCACTTATTCAGTTTCCAGTCACGCCAAATGGAATATGTACCGGCTTTGGTTTCGAGACTAAACACATATCCCGCATCGGGAAGTTTCCGCGCCAACAGGTTATTGTGATTGTCCTTGAATGAGTTTCCAACCGCGTAGTCTGCGTATTCTTTATCTGATTCAAGGATGAACTGTCCGAAACGGGTTTTGTAGACTTCCTTTTTGAAGTCCACATCATCGGGAAAATGGCAAACGAGAAAGTGAACTCCATCAGCGTTAGGAAACTTTTTGATCCATTCAATATCAGGCTTAGGCTCGATATCATACTTCAAAAAGTAAGGATTGCTGATTGTTACCGAGTTAGCCAACATGTAAACTCGGGTGATTTCTTTTTCGTCACGCGTCCTGTTGACGGTGCTGTAAAAGTTTATCAGCGCTTCCGCTTCATTTGGCAGGTATTGAACCATGCCCTTTTCGATGATGAATTCATCAAAGATAATCCTACGCACTTTAGGGAATGCCACGGATTTCTGACTTTGCGCTGTGGAGAGTGCAATGAAATAGCCTATGGTGATCCATTCACGCTTTTTATCATCACGCTTTTTAATGTGGCTGTACTGTGCAAAGTGCTTTTCATACCTGAAATCGTAATCAGGGAATTCCCCAGCAATGTCCGCAAAGAAAGTTTCCTTAGCGGTTTTCAATTCATCCTTATACCGACGTAGGTAAATGAATTCTTCACCCTTTTTAATTCCCGCACGGATCGAATCCTTTTTAGCACCATACGTTTTACCCAAACCACGCCCACCAACCAACATATTAAGGACAGCGTTAAAGGAATACAGCTTATCAAAATTATAGAAAACGCTCTTATCAAAAGCCACGTCAGATCACCACACCATTCGCACGCAAAATAGGCAACGGATCAAGGAATACCGCGCCATTGTTATACGGTGGTGCCCACGGATCGTCCCAGCTACCCTGAATGATTTCAAAGTGCAGATGGGTTCCGGTCACATTCCCTGTGCCACCCTCGGTGAAAAGTACCGTCCCGGCAGTCACGGTTTGCCCCACAGCCACCAGCAACGTTTCGTTAGCCCCATGAGCGTACGTCATGGTGTAGGACCCGTCCGGTGTATGGCCTTTGACGTACGTCCCTGCCGACTCGTTACCGCCTTCAAAAGCGTCATAAGCCCTTGTGATCACCATATCGGCTACCGAGCGCACAGGACCGCCCACAGCGGCTGTGGTGGTGCTGATATCCAAGCCGTAGTGAAACCCTCCCCAGCGATACCCAAAACCGCTCGTGACCGTTCCACCCTCCAAAGGGTGCGCCCACGAACCGGGAGGGGGAGGGTCCGTAGGTTCCTCTGGCGGTTCCCACGGCTCATACGTTCCCGGTGGTGTACCGGAATTTGCCGCACGCGGCAAAAACCTTCCCCGCCCATCAGGAAAACAATCCACTCTCTTACCGTCCGTATAATGCATACGCAAAACATCACCAACGGTCTCCACATAACGAATAGTCCTATAATCCAATGCCATGTACCTACGATACACGTAATTAGCACGGTGGAGATAATGAAAGAAATCCCAGCCACACTTAATTAGTGTGACTGGGATTTCTTTATTCGTGGCTGGCTATGAGTTGTAGATGATGATTTGGCCGTATGCGTTTCCGGCATTGTCTACTACGGGGATTCTTCCTTTGACGGTTCCCGGTGCGGCTGTGTTGGCTACGTATTCTCCTGCACGCAACGCCATGATGTGGGAGTATGCCTGCAAATTGAGTACGGTTCCAACGTTGGTAAACCTGCGCACACCGTGGAAAATGTTTCCTGTTGATCCCGGTTTTTCGTAAATACCGGTACCACAGTTTTCCAGTATTACGTCCCCGATGGTATTGTTACTTCCCTCAATGGTGAGGCCTCCACCGGTGGCCGGTCCTTTACCGTAATGATCCACGGAATTGATACGCGCACCACTGCACACCATTTCCACGGCGGTAAGGCAACCGCGGGTAATGATATCCCCGATAATGGCGGGACCGAGAAGGTACACACCGAGTTGCAGGGTTCCACCGGAACCGTGAACCTCCACACGTTCCAGTGTGGGAGGGACGGTCACCAGTGAGGACACGTTAACCGCTGAATCGTAGGTTTCCGAGGAATACACCGTGGCGTGGACGTTATCCGCGCGCACCTGCAAAGCACCATAAGACCCGGAGTCATTAACAATGTGGGTAAGGCCCCACCCTGCACGGTGAGAATCGATGGCTTTGTTTGAGCAACGGCTAGTGACGATATCGGTGAAAATGTTTTCTGGTTCGCCGCCGAAACCGTCTGCTGTTTCCGCTGTGTTGGTGGTGAACGCGTGGCGGCATTTATAGGCTGTGCCGGTAATGAAGCCGTTGCGAGAGGCACCGGCCACGTTCCAGCCGTAACCGAAATGCACCAGTCCGTTGGCGTCGGGTGTGTCCTGATCCCGTAAATCGTGGATATGTCCCCCGCCCTCGAAACCGTCACAGTGGGCGAACAACACACCGGGACCACCGCTGGGGCCGATATTCAGGTTCACCACAGGATCATTCACCAGTGAGCAGTAAATCAGGTGGGTATTGTTTTCCAGCAAAGGACCGGAGCGCAGGTTACCCGAACCGGTAATGCTAATTCCCGGGTGCATGGAAACCTTGAAAGCCCTCAGAGAGGATGCCACCAGCATTGTCCGGTAATACGGCACATCAATATTTACCGTAGTGGAACCTGTCAAGGAAATGACTTTACGCAGGCAACCGAGTTTATCCGGTGCGCCCGGTACCGTGTCATTGGACGTAAGGAAAATGGTTTCACCCGGAACAAACCACGCGTTATTGTCCACGGTGAGTGTCCGGCCACGTGGCACCAAATCACCGGACATTGCTTTGGACAGTCCCCATGTTCCGGTGGCCTGAAATGCAGGGAAGTTTGCGTATTGCACAACGTCCCCATCCATAACCACTTTTCGGCGCGTGTTGTCTTTACCGGGAATCAGGAAATTGGTTCCACTTATTTTGTAAGTTCCCGCGCTGTAGAGCAGGCTTGCACCCAATGCGGCCGCCATATCAGACGCGGCTTGGATTGCCACCGTATCATCGGTAACACCATCACCTTTTGCACCAAAGTGCTTCACATCGATGGTGAGTTCGTTATGTCCCACGGCGCTAAGTTTGATTGCTTCCGCATTCAGTAGCGCGATTTCCGCTACTACTTCCTGAATGAACAAATCGAAACGCTCGATCCATTCATTCTTTGCAGTGGTTACCGTGTTTTCTGAGTTGGCGATAGCGGT